AAGGATTGATCGCATATGATGGAAGACTTAACAGTCCCATCATTAGGTAAGCTAGGTTTTAAGGATGAACCCGCGGGGAAAGTGAGAGTGTTTGCAATGGTAGATATTTGGACTCAGTGATTATTGGAACCTTTACATAAGACTATTCAGGAAGTATTACGTTCTTTAGAACAAGATGCAACCTTTGATCAAGTCGGAAAACTGGAATCAATGATTGGAAAGGTGGCCAAAAAGGGTATTAAGACTGCATACTCTTTTGATTTGTCATCTGCGACCGATAGATTACCTATACTTCTGCAAGTAGGTGTCTTATCTCGGTTACTAGGGCCAAGGCCTGCTACCGCCTGAGCTAATATCCTTATTACTCGGACTTATCGTATTTCTAAATTCCATATTGAGAAGTACGATTTAGATCCGGAAAAGGATAGACGCTTAGCATATAAAACAGGTCAACCCATGGGAGCATTGTCTTCTTGGGTCATGCTAGCTCTTACTCATCATATCGTCGTGCAGTGAGCCTTTCTACGATCTAAGTCGAAAGGATTGTACAAGGGCTGATATTTTAGAGATTATGTAGTGCTTGGGGATGATATAGTAATTTTTAATTCTTCAGTAGCTAAATCATATTTTTATATTATGACAAAGTTACTAGAAGTAAAAATAGGATTAGCAAAATCTATTGTTTCCCGAAAGGGTTTAACTTTAGAGTTTGCTAAAAAGTTCTATATCGGGGGAGAAAGGGCCAATATGGTTCCATTTCGTGATATTATTGTCACGGATCTCTCCACCGACTCCATGATGGAATTTATTTCCAAACATGGGTATAGTCTAAACAGCTATTTGAAACTTCGTGGTCTTGGTTACAAGGCGCGCGGAAAAGTAAACGGAGATCTCTGGTCACTAGGGCAGCGGATGCGTCTTTACTTAGTCTTTTACTATTCATATCATTTAGATTGAATAAGTTGGATTTCGATGAAGAACGCTTTTAGTAGTTGATGTCTCTCTCGTGAAGCTCTTCGCGAGATCATTATTGATCTTGTTAAGATAAGGTTTGAAATATTTCAACCTAAACTTGAGAAACTGAAAGAGCAAAAGTATGCGTTGGCAGGTCTTGAACTTGACCATCCATACTTTCTGGCTAGTGGTGAGTTTACCCTTGCTGGTAAATATCCCTTCCAGACCGTGTACCCAGAAGGTACAACCCGTCGGGATTTAGATATCTGGATGCGTGGTTCATTGAACTGGCATCCTAATCTCGACCAGGAAATAGCTTATTTATTTGGAGCTCGTCCTTTTCATAGTTTAAATGTCAAGGAACTACTAACATTGTTAGGCTTTATTAAGTCTTATAATGATGCTCAAGAAGATAAGTTAATTGAGTATAAATCCGTTACCTGATTTACTCAGCAGGCAAGGGAATCCAAGAAGTGAACTTCTTTCCTAAGTTTGTACAAGCAATGAGTAAAGTATAACTCTATAATAAAGAAATACGCAAGTGGGAAAAATAATGTAACCCAAGTTGAATCTAAGCTAAGAAAATTTAGCACGGTCGACACATCAATAAACCTATTATATCCCTCACTTGTAAGGAAGGGATATCCTAGGGTCTTTTTCTGACCTAGTTATAGATTAATGCCTAATTACTTCTATTCATTAGACAAGCATCTTACTAGCTTATTAAAGATATTATTATCATTCAATGTCTGCCTCTATGGAGCTGACTGGTTAATTCCGGCAACAGTTAATAGTGAACCTAGTATAGGGGACGTTCGTGGAAGTCTGTGGGGATATGTTCGGTTAATTTTATTCTTAACCTTACTGGCTTGGCTATGATTCCTCCTCGATTTCGATGGAGGGGGGTCTGATCCGGCTATTAGAGAATTTTTATTACCAACATATATGGAAAACCCGCATGATCAAGTTATAATCGATGCTATTGGACCGAGGTTACCACCTTTGGAAAGATCACCGATATTAGCTCATGGTTGAAGTGAACCAGGATGATATGAACGAATTGAATGATAAATACCTTTAATTAGGAAGATTATTGAGCTTATTAACATTTTATGTTTAATAAAACTTTCAAACCGAACCTGATCGGAAAATATCT